TTACGGGGGTCATGCTCACGCCGTCGGCATCCACCGCCGCGCCTTCCGTGTGCCACGCTGCCGCCGTGTTCGGGGTAACAACGGGAATGGACACATTGGAAGGAATCGCAAACGCCCTGCATTCCGGAAGCAAGCCGCCCTGCGTCCTGGCCTTCTGGATAATCTCATTCAGCGTTGCAGTGGGAATCACCGCCGCCGCCGTGCTGCTGGTAATGGGCGTTTCGCTGCGCTGCTCCATCACGCGCCGCGCCGCTTCAAACGCCGCCTTTTCCGCTGCCGTCATATCCTGGCCCAACATGGACTTGAAAAAGGCGCTGCGGTATTCCTTGGAATCCAGCACATCACCGGCAACCGCGCCGCCCTGGGCGTTCATGCCCGTAATGATGTTCATGCCCTGGGCCTGGGGCTGCTGCTGGGCGCTCATGCTGCGCAACTGGGCGTTTTCCTTAGCTTCCATAATGCCGCGCAACTCAATGTTCGCCGCCGCAATGTCAAGCCCCTGGGCGTTGCCGTCAATCTGCGCCTGGATTTCCCGCGCGCGCTGCTCCATCGCTTCAATCGTGAAATTCCGATAGTAATTAAAAGCCTGCTGAATGTTATCAAACTTCATGGTAAAGTCATTCCTTTCAAGAATAGAATTGATTAACGCTTGCGCCTGTTTTGCCTGGTTGAAGGCATCCAGCGCCGCGCCCTGGGCGTTCCTGGCTTCAATGCTGGTTTGTGGATACGCAGGAAACGACACAATAGAACATTCGTACAACTTTCCGATTCTGGTAATTGTGCGCGTGTTCGTTTCTGCATTGTATTCGTCGCCGCCTGCCGGAATCGTGAATGCAAACGACATTCCCGACATATCCCCGCGCCTGACAGCTTCATAGACTTCCCGCGCCGCTTCCGTGTCCGGCAATGTGGCCTTCATCGTCATCCCTGCCGGGGTAACTTCAAGCTGCATTGTCCTGGGCGTTCGTGCAAGCGGAATTTTGCTTGAATCATGGTTCACAAGCAAACGCACATCCGATAAATCAGCGCCATCCAGCGCCCCCGCCCTGATAACTTCCGTGTAGCTGCCGCCCATGTCTGTTATCGTTGTGGGACTGTCGAACACAATCGGCATTCCCTGCAAAACAAGGCTTTTTTCGTCCCCTGCCGGGGCCGTTGCCCTGATTTCACACAACCTGATTTCCTTCATTCCTGTTCCCTGCTTTCCTTGCAATCGCATTTTTCCCCTGCGTCCAAATGCGCGCCGCAATATGGGCATACTTTGAAATATCTGTTGAAAAGGTATTTTCTGTTTACATTGTTTACTTTATTCACCTTTATTCCCACCTTGCAACTGATATTCGTCAGCGTGTTCAGCGTTTACATAGTTCAATGAGAAAATACGACGTTCCCCGCCGTCCACGCCCGGAAGGTTCAGCACTTCACGCGCTTCATTGATCGACATCAAGCCCATAGGCATCAGCTTTTCAATCAAAGCAACCCTTGTTTGGTTGCTTGCATACTGCAAACGCCCGGATTCAAAGATTATTTGATTGCCATAACCGATTTCCCTGGGCGTGAAAACCTTTGCCGTCATTTCCTGGCCCAATTCCACCGCAAACGGTTCAATGATGCTTTCATAGAAGGATGAAAAGCAATCTTCCGTGTAATTGCTGCTTACAATGTTTTCATTTATTCCCAAATAATCATAGATCGCCTTTTTAATTGCTTCCTGCTGGGCCGCAGATAGCAACACCGGTTTGGAATCCACGGGGGTAAAGTCAAACTTGGAATCAAGGGGAATCACGCCGCCGTTGTTCTCAATCGTCAAGTAGTTGTTGACAAACTTTTCCTTGACTTCCTTCAACATTTCTTCCGGCATCATCTCGGAATAGCGAACAATGCCACGGATATTTGCAGCCGTCTTGATCGCGTTCGTAATCCCTTCATTCACCGCCTGGGCCGCTTCCAGCGTCGGAAACAAGGCGCTGTTGTCATCGCCCAATAGTTCATTGCTATTGAAGTTCCTGCGCAGGTGGATTAGATCGCAGTACGGGAATATTGCTTCGTGTCCCGTCCGGAAGGTGAATTTGCAAAACAGATTGTTCCCGGCATCCGTCAGCATTTCCACGTTGGAGTAATTGACAGGGAATATCCCTGTCACGTTCCCGCGCTCATCCCGCATTATCAGCGAAAACGCATTGTTCAACGTGTAATAATGGGTTGCCATCTTATACAGCCAATTTGAAGCCGTCATAAACGGATTAGGCCGATTCTGCAACAGTCTGTTCAACCTGGCATCGCCGGATTGCCGGTTGTCACCGTTCATAATGATATGGTTGCCCTTCAGCTTGGAGATGTTCCGCGCAATAGCATCAATCGCCCCACGGTAAATGTCGCTGCTGTAGGCATCCCCGGTAAATATCGAAAACGCGCCCGTTGGTTCCTTGACAAGCTGGGCCGCGCTGTTCGCCCTGGGCTGTTTTCTGAATATCCTGTCAAACAAGCTCATTCCTGTTTTCCCTTCTTTACCTGATTTCAAGCGCCATATATAGAAACATTTATTTCAATGTTTTCACTTATATTATACAAGGTTCCATGTTGTATGTCAACGCCCATGTAAACATAAAACATATACGTTGACATTGTTGTTCCTGTTGTGCTATAATACAGATGCAGGGTTTTAAGCGCCACAAAAATGCCGGTTGTGAATTTTCTCCTTTCTTCACAACCGGCATTCCTTTTTTCAATTATTCGTAATCGTCAGATTCTTCTATTTCGTCCGCCCATGGATTATCCAAATCTTCCACTTCGATAAAATCATCTCCGTCATACGGATTCACAATGGGCGTGAACGTGCTGCTTCCAGCATTGAAACGCAAGTACAGCTTCCCCCGCGCCGGAATCATTCTGGATTTCAGCGTTTGCAATATCATGTCGCGTTCTTCCATCGTCTGCAACGCTTCCATCACGTCCGGATTTTCCGGGGTTGCTTTCACTTCTTTTTCTTCATATTCCCCCGTATCTTCATTATAGTGTCGGACATTGATTTTCCGTTTTTCATGCAGCGCCCTATAATTCAAAGATAGCTGAATATCCGCAGAATATTCAATCGCGCTGGAATCGCGCCCGGATTCAAGTGTAATTGTGCCCTTGCTGTTCGCTGCCCTGTTGTTCGCGCCGATTGCGAACACATAGGAATCATTCTGCACCGCCCAATCTTTCAACCGCTTCACCGCAAGCTTAATCACGGTTGCGGAATCCATATCGCGCCCCTTGTCATCCTTGCCCGTAATCAGATGCAAATAATCAATCACAGCAACAGGGGGGTTGCGTCCCTTCTTTTTGCACCATGAAGCTGCCTTTTCCAGACAAGCCATTATCAATTCAATATCGCTTGTCCCTTCAACCGGATTATAGTGCATGAAGGGGTTGATTTTCTCTTGATAGGCCGCCGCCGCAGATTCAACATAGGCACGTTGTTCATCTGTCCACTTGTAACCGCGCATTACCTGCATTGCATTCATATTTCCACCTTGAATGTGAATCAACCTGGATAAACTGCGCGAATATAGCTGTTCCCTTGACATTTCCAGATTTATAAATAGCACATCCGTTCCCAACGCCGCCGCCGTTTCAAAGACCTGTTGACAGAAGGTTGTCTTTCCAGCGCCGGGGGCCGCAGTCAGCATTATCAGCGATTGCCGGGGAATCCCGCCATACAGCAACCTATCAAAGGCACCCATGCCGGTTCTAACTGGCCTGTATGCTTCCGTTTGAATCTTCTCCATGAAGGAAGTAAAGGCATCAACGCGCTGGGGCTTCCTGGGGGCTTCCTGGGGCGCTGTCAACGCTTCCCCCTGCGCCTGTTCAGCCGGAAGCGCCTGGGGCTGTTCCTGGGCTTCCTGGGGCGCTGCTGGGGCTTCATATCCATCGTATTCAATCCAATCATTAAAATCCATTGCAGCACTGTTGAAGCGTTCAGTTTCCTTCCTGGCCTTGTATTCTGCTTTCAGCTTGTCGGAAGGCTCCCAACCGTTCCGCTTTGCTATATAGATGATACTGCCCACGTTCACGCCGCCTTTGAATCCCTTCCAGCGCTTCACGCAATCATTCTGCTTGTATCGCCTGTCATTCCTGCTCCACGTGTCCCATACATCCACATCAAAGCCGCCATTCTTCAAGGCCATTCCGATTTTCAGCCAATCAGCATAATCCAGTGTTGCCGGATTGATAGATTCAAGGGCTTCAAGGATATATTCACGTGTGTCATAGCTGCCGCCATACTCAACCGGAGATTTTTTTGCAGCCGGTTCAGCCGGTTCAGATGATTCAGCATCTTCAAACACCGGAAGCGCATCCAGCACCGTCAACGGGGTTAGTTCATCCCCCCTGTAAATCACGCTGCCGGGGCCGCTGCCATACAATAGCCTTGCAGCATCCTGGATTTTCGTATCAGCACACCCACGGCAATAATCATTAACCAACGCCGTCAACCGAACCATGTAATCCCGCGCTTTGTCTTTGTCCGTCAAAGGTTCTTCCAACACAATGATGATTCTGTATCTGGGCCATGCGTCCGTATTGCTGAATGTTTCATAGACTATTGCCGGTTCAATGCCCCAACATTCCAGAAGCATAATCGCATCGTCGGAAGGCAAGGGGGTTTCAAGGCAATGTTTCACGCCCTGGGCATCCTTGTAATCATTGTCAACGTCAACCGCAAGTATTTGTTGGCTTTGCCACGTGTCGCCCTTTGTCCCTGCCTTCAACCCAATCGTGAAGGATTGCCCATGCTCAACCGCCTGGGCAAGTTCGTCAACAGTGATAGAAGCTTGACAGAATGCAAGCCGGTTCATCAACGCCCCTGTTTCCGGATTGTTCGGCTTCCGGGTGAATTGCACCTTGTCAAGGTTCAGTTGTATCTTAACGGAATCAAGCGCCATGTTTTCACCTTCCTTTGATATGCTGGGGGGCAATGAGATTCTGCATTGCAGGGCTGCGCCCTGGGGCAATGTGGAATCGGTTCCCCCGTTCCCCATCGTAAATGAAAAGGCGATTGCAGTCAAGCAATCGCCTTTTTCATTCTTTAAGTCTTAAAGACTTAAAGTCTTGAAGGGTTGCAGACCATGCAGAATCCCTTTATTTGCAAGGGGTTTGGGGGGTATAGCCGTGACACTTCCCGGCAAATCTGCGACACTTCACGGCAATTTGGGCGACACTTCACGGCAATTTTTGCGACACAACACGGCATTTTTTTCAGGGCACTTCCCGGCAATTTTAATCCTTCACAATGCCATCATGTTCAAACCGGAATACCATGTCAAGCGTTGCCATTGTTGGAATCGCTGCCGGGTTAGGAATCTCTTTACCTTCCCCGTTTACTATCTTTTTGATTGTGGGGTTTGGGATTTTGATATTCTGGTATTTCTCGGATAGCTTTGTTTGAGTTGCCAATAATTCCCACGTTTTCAAGAAACAACGCCGAAGAATAATATTTGCATTGCGTGTGTCCTGCCTTCGCAGACGTTCTGCTAACTGTACATTTCTTTCAACAATCGTTCTGGCCTTGATATTCGCGGTATTGCTTCCAGCTTCTTCAATCAGCGCAAGGATTATAAAGACGTTTTCAACCGCCGCTTTGTTATGTTCCTTGACCAATGAAGGCAATGCCAAATATGAATGCATCGGCTGCAATAACGGGGTTCCGCTTTTGCTCAATTTGACATTGTTATTTCTGTCACGCCTTTTAGCTGCTTCATACGTTTCTTTCAGTACCCTTTTAATGTAGGGGGATGAAATTGTCAGTACGTTTGTAACCGGGTTGTATTCTTCAACATTCAGCACTTGCAAATAACCTTCCCGACGTTTTCCACCTTCATTGTAGACAACCACACCACGAATAGAATGAAATATGTCGAATTTGGCAAGGATATTCTGTTTAATGTCCTCTTGAGATAGATTTGACTTCAACTTCATCGTTTTAGCCAAATCCGGAATATAAATTGAAATGGTTTCGGTTTCAAATATGTCAAAACCATTCTTTTCATATTCCTTTAGATAGATCGTATATATCAGCACCAAAAAAGGCAAATCAATCTTTTCAATCCCTTCCTTTGTTGTGACATTCTGCAATTCCAGCTTGCTTAATGCTTTAAGACGGGGTTTCACACCGGGTTTATCCAGCACCGGCATCAGCAACTTTCCATCCTCAAATTTCATGGATTCTATTGCAGCCCTGTCAAATTGAATCATGTAGGCCTTGCCTTTTTGATAGAAGCTGATTGAATTACGGTAGTCCTTTAGTGTGGTAATCGCCATCACCTGGGGCATATCCGCAAGGGTTGATTCTTCCTGCGCCTTCCTTCTTGTCCTATATTGCCTTTTGATTGCTTCATACAAGGTAACACAATCCGCAATGTAAAGGCTTTGGAAATAGCCAACTCTATCAGCTTCAAACAAGGCCCATTCATCATCCGACAAATCTAAATCAATGATTTCCTTAAAATCTTTCCTTGTCAGCCGTTGAACAAATTTATAAAGTTCCGTCCCTTCCTTTCCCTGTTCCAAATTTGTAATAATTTCAATGGCTTCCCCATGTTCCTTGTGGTAGTTGTCCAGCAATTCAAATTGTTCCCGCAAAAGTGCATGGTAATTTTCATCGTTTGGATTCAGTGAGAATATGACATTCATAAGGGGCATATCAAATTCATGTTGCCTTACTACGTCATGTGTTGATTCATATTTCTTGTATTCTTCAAAAAACTTTGCTTCATCCTTGTCCAGCAAAGCCCCATACAATTCCGTAGCTACTTTGTCACCGGCGTTCATTCGCTCAATCAGTTCACGCCTTGACATTCGCTCATAAACAGGTTTCCGCGCCACGCTTCCGCCTCCCCTGCTTCCGTTTTTCCGCTGCCGCCTTCAATTCATCCCCGGCAACGTAACGTTTGCCGGAGATGATAACAGCTTTCATCATGCCCCGCCGGATTCTGTTTTGAATCGCGCCGGTTGTCATCCCTATCAACGCCGCCGCTTCATCCGGCGTGTACAACTGCATCCCATCCAGCACAATCATTTGATTCTCCCCCTATGTGGCAACAGATCGTCGCGGGTTTTCAGATAATCCGTGATAATCATGTCCAACGCTTCCTTGATCGTCAATCGGTCTGTGTATGCTACATCCTTCAAGCCGTTCAGCGTGTCCAGCTTCATGATGAAGCTGGCGCGTGTCTCCGTTGGGGGCAGGCCGTCTTGCACCCCGCCACGGATTAAATCCGGGTTCCTGGGCTTGCCGCTGCTGGGCTTGCCGCTGGGGGCTTCAATGCCCAACCGTTCCCGTTCACGCTCAACGTCAAATTCCGGGGAAATGTCCTGCTGTTCCTGATTCAGCAAAGGATTATTCTGTAATCTTCTTGCCATGATGTTTACACCCTTTCCATTATTTCTCTTGATAAATCAATGTATTGTGTGGAAACACTGTTTACATTGTATTCAAAGACATCTTTCCCAACCCCTGGGGCTTCCGCAACCTTGATTGACTTTTTTATCTTCGTCTTGAATAGCTTCCCCGGCAATGATGATTCAATCGCTTCCGCAACGTCTTTATGCAGAATTGTCCGCCCATCGTATATTGACAACAAAACGCCGATTATATCAAGCTGGGGATTCATGCGCCGCTTGACAATGTTGATTGTGTCCATCAACTGCGCCATGCCATGCAGGGAATAGTAATGGGGAATCAAGGGGATAATTGCCCCCGTCGAAGCTGTCAGCGCCATAAGGGTAACAACGCCCAATGACGGGGGGCAATCAATCAGAATGAAGTCATAGGGCTTCACAAGCTGTGCCAATGCTTCCCGCAAGAGAAAATCCCGCCCCGGTATGCTTGACAATTCAATGTCAGCGCCCGACAAAGCAATGTCCGCCGGTAGTATGTCATAGGCTCCGCCGGGTTTCTGCTGGATTGCCTTGTTTATGTCGCCGGTTCCCTTCAAGGCTTCCCACAAGGTCAAATCCCCGTCGTGCAGCTCAATTCCAGCTCCTGCCGTCAAGCTGCCCTGCGCATCCGCATCAATCAGCAAAACAGACTTTCCAGCCCTGGCAAGCGCTGCCCCAACGTTCAAACAGGAAGTTGTTTTGCAAACGCCGCCTTTTTGATTCACAAATGCTATTATGTTCATGCTTCCGCCCCCGTTCGCCTGTCCCGTTCGCGTTCCTTCCGGATTTCTTCACGATGGATGATATAGAATCGTTCGACATTTTCCGGGGGCAAAACCTTGTCGATAAAATCCTGTGCTTGAAACGGATATGAAAACCAACCGCAAACCGTGCGCCCCGGTTGCCCGTCATCCTGCGTTGCGCCGGATATGTCATAGCATACAGCCCAATCACAATTATCAAAGGTTTTCATGCTGTTCTCCCTTCATGCCTAATTCGCTTTCAAGTTCAGCAACGATTGCTTCCAACTTGTTCCCCTGGGCCTGGGGCATGATGTATTTGCCCTTCAAGGCTTCAAACGCTTCCTTGTCGGTTCCATAAATCAAATCCTGGGCAATCTCAATTCCTTTTTTATACTGTTCAACGCCTTCCAGTTCTTCCCCTGCGTGATCGCGTGTATCTGCCGCAAAGTTCCGGAAGTATGATTCAAGGATTCTGTAAACAGGTTTGGTTATCTGTTCTTCATCTTCAAACAAAATCAGCTCCGCAAGGATAAACAATTTTGAAATGGTTGCTTCCCCTTTGTGGCGCTGGAGATATTCATAAACGCTCATGCTTCCACCTTCCTTTGCTGGGGGCTGTTTCCAGCCCCCGCCGGTCCCCTGTTAATCGTCGGTCGGTTCGTCCATCTTCGCAAAGTCTGCCCATTTAATCGGGTTCGGGTTATCATCATGCATAGCCGCCGTAAGCATGACAGTATGGCACTTATCAA